TCAGTTATTTCATATCTTTCTTCTGTAGGTAATTCTGCAGTTAGTACTAATTTTTCTGTACCGCCCTCATTTACAAAACCTCTAGAAGATATTGGAACGCGAAACATCTCAAAATCAAGATTTTGTTTTGCTGAATAATCTCCATATGGGTCAGAAGTGGCAAGTGGTTGTGCTCCACAACCCACAGCAATATATGAAGCATATGCTGGTGCTTGACCAAGCAGATACTTACCAATTATAGATTTTCCAGTATTAGTTATCATTTAAATTACCGCCTCTTCTATTGTACCACCACTAGTGATTTCTAGCTCTATTTGCTCATCTAAGTACATATTTACAGTCTCAATAACCAAAGAGCCAGTTGCTGGATCTATATATACATGTTTACCGCCTGGCCCAGTAGGAAAATTTGGAACCTTATCATCAAATTTTATTGAAAAGTTTTGAAAATATTTATCTGAACTGTTTTGAACACTAACTATATTATTTGGATTATACTGTTGTTGTATTTGTGTTAAATTTTTAATAAGTTGATAAACAATCTTTTGTCCATTTACAGTATCGTTTCTAGAAATATTTATTAACTCTTGTCCGCCAATATTTTCAAATATTAAATCTGTCATAATCTCAATAGGTATTGAATCATCATTAAAAAGAATAGTATCTATTGGTGCAGTTAAAACTGGATTTACATTATTTGTTACAACAGAAGTACCAATTGTACTTGGGGTTAGGGGAACTGCTGATATTCCATTTGTTGAACTCATTTTACACCTCACTTAAATAAACGGTCATTGATGGGCCAGAAAGATCTCTTTCATATGCAATATTATATACAACAAATCTATCAGCTGGTTTTGCAACTAAGCTTAATCCCTCTGAATCTTTATAATCAATCGTAACAATATCACCAAGTTGGAGAGTTGGTATAGAAAAAAGTTTAAGCCCAATAGATTTCTTAGGATTCATAATTTTATTAATTATCCAGCCCATTAATTCATCAGCATCGTCTTGTGTTTGAATATAAGGACTTTGAATAGAAAAATCATTTTTACCATATATAAGTCTGCTCAGTTTTATTTTATCATACTTATCTTTTTGAACTGTAGGAGATATTATTAGAGTACTACCTTGTAGCTGTGGATCAGACAAATTTCCAACTTTTTTAAAATATTCATCAACAGTTAATTGATATGTTGTATCTTGTGTAAATGTAATACCCTGAATTCTTAAATAGTTGCCAGTTGTTTCATCTAGATTTAATGCAGTATCTGTGGCATTAAATATTAAAAACTCAGCCCCGTATGAGTCTGCCTGAAAACCAGATACTGTATATCCCTTAATTCTATTAAATGTTGGAGAAAGTTGTGCATAAAGTGCAGGATAGGCACGATCATATTTAATGTCAAAATAAGCACATTCTCTCATAATGGATCCAAATTCTTCAAAATACATATTATATTTTGGTGGTTGACCTGAACTAATTCCAGATAAATAAGTTCCTTGAATTAAACCGCTCACTGCATATTTTCTAAAAGATTCGTTTGCATCAATTTCTGTATCTCCAAATACACCAGATAATGTTTGTCCTACAACAGATACTGTATTTTGTGAATAATTATTAGTTAGTGCATACATGTTTTCAAACATAACTCTAGAGGAACCACGAACAAATGGGGCGATATTATTATATACTGGAAGTGGATCTGGATCATCTACAATCTTAACTAATTTATTATTAATATATAAATAGAATCTTCTAAACGTTCCAATATTTTCATACTCAACTGATAAATCATATACTGTAGGCTTGTCTTCTCCAGACATTCTGTACTGTCCTGTAAATCTTCCATCATCAACAATAATACTTGTTAGTCCACCCCAAAGTTTGATTGGAATAGCGTCATTGTTTGATGAATCTTTTTTAATTTTATAAAATACAACATTGTTTATATTTACAGTAGACTCGCCCAGTTTATCAATTTTTAAATACTGTTCTGGATTTGTCTCTGTTAAAGCAATAATTTCAAAATAGTATCCATTATTAGTTGCTGGATTAAGCATTATTGCTAACCCTCCAGATCCTCCTCCTATGTTAATATTTTGATTTGTTTGTGCACCATTAACCTGATAATAAGAAATACTCCCAATTGGCGTTTGTCCACGATTTTCATTATTTTCTATTTTTCCAATAATTCTCATTCTTGTACCAAAGCTTTTATATGCATTGTCAAGCTCTTTATATTGATATGAAATAAAATTAATTGGTATCTCTGTTGTTTTAAATGATGGACCATTCATCACCAATGCAGAAGACTGTATTGTTCCAGTTTGTGTAGATTTTAAATTATTTACATTTGTCTCTGTTTGATAACTGCTTGACATAAAGTTTTTAATAATACCAGTTCTTGTTGTTTGACGTGCAAGAGTATTTTCAATACCCGCTGGTCCTACAGTTGTTTCAGGAATAGACACGTTTTCATCTAATGATGTAGTAAAAAGATATTGTCCTTGCATATTGCATCCACGTACATAGCTATTGTTAGACCAATATGAGTTAATTCCAGCACTGTGACTTACTATTGGTGTACCAAACTGACCCCTACCATGCTCATATACAGCGCCTGGCTGTAATCTTTCTATTCCACTTATGGTTTGATAAAATGGTGTAGAAAATATTCTTACAGAGCCTGTTGGGTATATCTTGCCATTAAACGGTATTGAAGAGAAATATTTTTGATACTCTTGATTATCACTAATCCAAACATTTCCAATACCAGTGATATTAAACTGAACTGCATCATATCTTATAACTTCACCACCTGAATAAAAATATCCTTGATATCTTGTTAGCCAATAGACATTTTCTCCTAGATCAATAATATTATTAATTACAATTCCGTTTTGAACAATAGGAACAGATGCTGTTAGATTAGAATTTAATGGCATTGCCCCAAGAACATATTTTCCTTGTTTCGAAGGCAATTCATTTATTGTTTTTGTATTTTCTGTTCCTGAAACTTCCCATAAAAGTGCTGGCTTATATATCCAAGTTTTGTCTCTATCAACCATATTTGCTTGTCTTATACTTCCATAAGATCTTTGAATGTATCTTGCAGTATAAGAAATATTTCCATCGTTATAAACTTTTTTATCTTGTGATGCAATAGAAATTATGTTAGGTAAGTTTCCAGTGCTTAAATTTTCAATAACGCCAGAGTCAGTCTGATTGTTGCTTCCAGATAAAACGAAATCTGTTGGCCTTTGATTTGTTTCTGGCATAAGGTAGTTTTTGCTCATGACAATAAAATTATTAAATTCATCAAAGAACATTGCACTTTGTGTTGCTATCGCTAATTGATTTAAAACTTCTGCTACATTTTGATCGGGTGCAACAAAAAAATATGGAATTATGGGATCTGACTCTGTATCTAATCTTTTAAAAGAATAGTTGCTGAAACCAATATAGTCAAGAAGTGTAACTATTGCCATACTTAAAGATGTTTCTGTCATTAAAAGTCTTGGTGCAGGCATAGATTCTAAAAAGAAATAAAAATCTCTTAGTTCAATAGATAGTGTTCCGCTTGTTATATCTGCTTGTGGCATACCCTCTGAGTATAAAGTTTTAATAGGAACATAATAATCAAAATCATCAACATCTAAAATAGTTTCATAAAAGTTAAACTTTATATTTTTTCTAACATAGTCTGCAATAATACTAGATTCATTATATTCGTTAAATGCTTGGTCATCATCAAACAAAGACATGCTTCCAGTAGATGCTAGAAGTTGTCCTACAGGCAATGATGTAACACCAATATCTGATAGAGTTTTTGTAATATTAAAATCTATAGTTTTATCTGAAACATCTACAACCAGTCTTGGAGATATTTCTATTAGATCAAAAGTAGAATCAAATTTATTCATAACTTCTACAACAATCCTAATACCTTGTAAATACGAAAACTCTCTATATGTTGTTTGATTAGTTATCTCATCTGTAAACTGTTCTGGAGAGGTTAGGTCTGTTACAAAACTTGTTTGATTTGTTATTGTTTCTGTTCCAAGTACCCATCCATAGTTTGGAATAAATGAACTATATCCATTATATTCTCCAGTGCCAGTATAGATATAAAAAGTGCCTTTGTTTCCTGTATTTGGTATAACTAGGTATGCATACCCTATAGGTGCTGAATCTGGCATTAATGTTATAGATGAAAGTGTTTCTGCATACACAAAAATATTTTTGTATTGCTCTGGAATCATTAAGCCATATTGTAATTCAACATATCCATCTGGTCCAATTATTGCTGATCCATCTGGCCTTGTGTCATTTTCCCTAAAGGAATAAGCGTCAACCCAATTATTATTGTTTAAGTATTGAATTTTCCATCTGGCTGGTGTTGTTTTATTTACATCTCCAAACAATGGATCATTTATCAAACCAGTGCTAGTTTTAAATGGTCCTAAATTAACTGATCCTACTCCTGTTTGCATTTTTACTATAAGTCTATTGGCTGGAACTTCATTCTTATATACTACAAATGGTGCAGTATCATCTATAAAGTTAAGCCCATTTAATATGTTTTTTGCAATACCGCGCTCAAAATTATTTTCTGTTCTATATGAAGTCCAATATCTAAATTCATCGTATCTTGATGGCATATAATATCTTGGCCTTTGAGCAATTGCAGAACCAGAGTTTGGAAGATATCTATTAGCAAAATAGAGTGGTTTATTAATTCCAGATCTTGGTCTAAATGGTTTTATACAGTCTTCTAATGAATAAAGCATTTTCATTTTATCTTTTTGCAAAGTAAACTGCTGTGGAATATTATTATTTGTAAATCCACCATCTACAACTATATCTGCATCTGTTGCTCCAGTATAGTAGTTTCCAAGATCTAGTGGATCAAAGCTTGCTGGTATTGTAAAGTATTGAGATCCTGCTGTTGTTGGTCGATATCTATAATTTCCAACTTTTTGTACATTGTCTGGCATATTCATATTCCATTCAGCCAAAACTAATGACTGAAGTCTGATTGTTGCAGATGTCTCTAGATGTGTTTTTAATTCTTGACCAACAAACATTCTAGACCTCTTCCAGTGTTACCGAAATATTCCAAAGGTCAAAATTATTCCCACCACGTTTTACAACAGAATAAGAAAAATCTGCAAAATATACCTGAACAATTTGATTATATTGTGCAAGATGTCCAAATGCTGCATTATCATCACCAAAATTAGAATACTTATCATATGCTAGATACATCCAGAATGGTCCTTTATGATTTTGATACCAGTCTAAAATCTCTACTCCACCAGCACCACCATCTGCTGTAAACTCTTGAAGATTATTTTGATATGGGGATTTACCAGTTGTTGGATCAAACTCTGCATTTTGATAAAATGCACGGGATGGTAATAAATTCCAAGACCAACTAAAACTTAGTTTATCTGCTATATGATATGAACGCATACGTCCATTAATTGTTCTTTGTCTTTGTTCAAGTCTTTCTGAATTAATATTAATTTCACCACGATTATGATCTGATAATATCAAAAATTGATCTATAAGGTTTGGGTCTGTTTCTTCTGGTACATCTGTTCCTACTTCGTACCCTGTGGGCACGTAGAGGCCTTCTGAGAGGGTTCCAGCATTATCTGACCATAATACTGCTTGGGGTCTTTGGTAACGCTTTCTGCCCGTTATATACGCTGCTGTAGCCATTATGGTCTTTGTGTCCTAATTCTTTGTGAGTCAATCTGCCTAATCTGTGTCATTACGACTCTTGCAATATCGTCTGGATTTGCATCAGATTTAACATTAACACTTAAGTTATAATTATACACCTTTTCGCCCTCGTAAGATCCACTATTTATGGCCTTCATTTTATCAACACCATAATTACTAACAGCATATCTACTCATTACAAATTCACCAGGGGTAAGCATTGCTGGAACATTATCTGTTCCTCTTGCTGCTCCACCAACTGAAAAATATTTAGGTTTAACCATTCCACCAGAGGAAAGCATCTGAGGTCCGTGAAAACCACCACCTCCGCCTCCGCCTGAAGGCTTGTTGTAAGGATCATTAGGATATAAATCAATGTTATCTGGTATTCCATCCCCGTCTGTATCTTTTGGCTTTGGTGTTGGCGTTGGCTTTGGATCTTTGACTGGATCTTTGACTGGATCTTTTGTTGGATTGGTGGCTGCAGGCTTGTTGTAAGGATCATTAGGATATAAATCAATGTTATCTGGTATTCCATCCCCGTCTGTATCTTTTGGCTTTGGTGTTGGATCTGGTTTATCTTCATTACCGTTAAGGAAGCCAAGGAATGTTTTAAGCCAACCTGGTAAGTTCCATTGGATAGAATTAAATTTATCAACAAGTGAACCAAAAACATTTATATCTTTTATAGCAGCTGCAATTTTTGTGGGAAGATTTTTTAGCCATGTTTCAAAACTATTCCACAAATCTGATAAAAAGTTATTAAAGCCAGGTAAACTATCCCATATTGTTTTAGGAAGAGTTTTTAATTTTTCTGGTAATGTTGTTGTAAACCATGTTTTCATATCTGGCCATTGACCAGTTAACCACTCACCAAGGG